AGCATGGGGCGGGTCGGTTTGGGGGCGTTGAGGGCGATCCAGTCCTGCACCTGGCGTGCGGCCTGGACGTAGTCGCGGCTGGGGGTTTTGGTGATCTCCTGGCCCGGCCGGTAGGTCGACCAGATCAGGGCGCGAAGGGGCTGGGGCAGGGCGAACCAGTGGGGGCGGCAGCCCCACAGCCGCGGCGGCACGATGCGGTCGCAGCCTGGCCAGTGGCACGTGTGGGTCATGGGGGGCTTTCAGGCGGCGCGCAGCCACGTCCAGAGGAGCCAGCCCAGCATGCTGACCACGGTCAGCAGCAGGGCCAGGGCGAGGCAGACCGAGCGCCAGTCGATGGGCAGCCTGGCCGGGCGGGCCCAGATCGTTTCGCCGCAGATGCCGCAGCGGTCGATGACCAGGCCGTCCAGGTGCTCGACGTAGGGCTCGTGGTTGCAGGGGTAGAGCGAGCTCATGCGCCTCCCCGGAGGTCGACGCCACCCGGCTTGTGGGCCCAGCTGACGACAGGCTGCAGGATCAGGGTGGCGTCCGATGTCCACCAGCTCTGGCCGTCGAAATTGGCCTCCCAGATCTCGATGGAGCCGTCATCGCGCAGCACGCTGGCCAGGACGTCCTCGTCGGCGTCGGGGTGCAGGGTCGGCGGGTTGAAGGTGAGGGCGATGGTGTTCATGCCTGGAGTCCTTTCACGAGGCGAGAGACCGGTAGCCACGGCGTGACGCCAAAATTGGGCTTCCATCACTGAAGGAGCCATCCATGGCACTCGAGACCGAATACAAGGGCGTGCGCATCATCATTTGGGCCCGCCAGATCACCGCGAAGCGCTGGACCTGGGAATTCAGCGCGGGTGATTGGCCGAGCCGCCGCAACGACGACAGCTCCCTGTCGTCACAGCAGGCTGCTGAAGATGAGGCTTTGTGCGAGGCCAAGAGGTTGATTGACGCGGGGTAATTCAATGCGCCCTCGCCCGCTACCATTTGGCAATCGAACAGGGACATGAAATGACACCGACGCCCCCGCCACCGCCGAGTTACTGCCTCTTCTGGGCTGACACATGGTGGCCGTTTGGTGACCCCTGGTGGTTGTGCATGGACATGACAGCCTGGGCGGCCTGGGCGCAGGCCATTGGCTCGATCCTGGCGATTTTTGGCTCGGCTTGGATAGGCTGGTGGCTTCACAAACTGCAGGTTCGGGCTGACAGGACGCGTACAGCTACGGCCCACCTTGAGGACGTGCGTAGAACTGCAAGCTTGCTTCGCTTTGCCGCGAAGAAGGTCCGGACAATGCATGAACACATGGCGAGCGAGACAAAAATTCGCACATACCTCAGCCATGTAGCTCCTTTCGATCACCTTCCTCAAATGCATCGCGCAATTCAATGCCTCACAGAGAAAGATGCTCCGACGGCCTCCTTGCTCATGCTGCTCATCGGCGCCCAGGAGGCATACGACCTTGCCTACCAACGTTATGCCAGCAGGGGCTTGAACATCTATGAAGTTCACGATTGGAAAGGTCTCACAACGTTGATCGACAAGTCCGCAGATCGAGTAGAGCTCGCGGCGTCCGAGTTCGAGGACTACATAACGCGGCATCGATTGCGCGAGGGTGTTTAAGTTGAGCAACGCATTCATACGCGCCCATTCGCAAGGGTGGCCGCTGCAGCGAAGCGGCGGGCCCACGCCGGCGCACAGCCGTCGGTGAGGCACATGTGGCGCTGCGCTGGCAGTCCTCTTGCAGCGCAGAAAAACACCGGGACTTGGGCTTTGTCGTTGCTCATGCAGCACCACCTTCTCGGAAGCAAGGGGTGATGTCGAGCTGTGCTTCGGTCCAGCGCATGACCTCTTCGGCAAATGCGACCTGGTTTGTGATGCCGTTAGGCCCGGCGGCGCGTAGCCGGCGCTCGATCCAGTGCTGTAACTGCCACGCGGGGATCGGTTTCCGTTTGGGCTCAGCGGCGAGGATTTCGCGAAGGCTTTCGGCCGTGGTTTCAAGCTCCGGCACGTAGGGGTGGAGCTCGAAGTCGACTGGCTTCACCTTGTCGATGAAGGCGGCGTATTGCTCGAGGAGGTGGGCGGCGCGCTCAATCGTCTGCAGCTCGCTTTTGCTCAGGCGATGTACCTCCGGTCGCTTGATGGCGGCGGCGTCCTCTGACCGTCGCAGGGGGGGCTGGTCGCGTGGCTTCCAATGGGTGACGTTGACGAACTCGACGCCTGCTGACAGCCACCGGCCGTACCGCAGGACGCCAATGGCCTGGTCGGTAGGGTTGCGCATGTCAGGGCTGAAGAACACGACCTCGTCGGAGCCTGGGGTGGACTTGGGCAGGCGTTCTTCGACGCTGATCCATGGCTGACCCGGCAGGCGGGCCACCAGGGCATTCGCCAGGTGACGGGAGTAGGCCTTGCGCTTGCCTTCGTCGCGCCATGCCCTGTCGGCCTCGAGGACCGCTTCGTCGATCTGGTCAGAGGTCAGCGACTGGAACCTTTGGTTCAGGGCTGAGGTGGCTTGCTGGGCTTGCTGGGCAGCCCCGGGGTTGATGTTCATGCGGTTGCTCCTGCAGGTTCGGGTTGGTAGAGCTCAGCGCCGGCCACGTTGGCGAGCGTGGCCTTGCCGGTTTCGATGAGGGTGGAGAGGTGGGTGGCGCCAGGGGCCATGACCAGGCCGATGTCCGGGTGGCGCAGCAGCAAGGTCTGGGCGTCGACGGCGGCGTCGTAGAAGGGGGCAGCCATGGCGGTTTGCCAGCGGCCGCCGCCGGCGGCCATCTGCACGAGCTGGCGCAGCGCGCCGTGCAGACGCCGGGCCGTTGGCGAGCCGGGCTTGGTGGCGTGCGCGATCTCGGCGCCGACGCTGACCAGCCAGCCCAGGGCGGTGAGCAGGGTGCGGGCGTCGGCGCCCTCCTGCAGGGCGTAGATGCGGGTGCGGATCTCGCGGACCTGCTTGGTGACCTTGTTGGCGGCGATGGCCTTGGCGATGGGGTGTGACCGGGCCAGGTCCATGCCCTTGAGGTGGCGGCGTTTCATCGGTGGATCTCCGGGCAGCGCTGGGCGGCCGCGAGGGTGTGGCCCGCCATGGCGGCCAGCGCCTCGGGGACGCTGGCGAACAGGGAGCGCAGGGTGAACAGGACCACGCCGGGCACGTCGTGCGGGTGGTGGTGGGCGATCTCTTGCAGGTGGGGGCAGACCTGGCGGAGGTCGAAGACGATCAAGGTGTCGGGGGTCACGCCCACGGCGCGCAGGAACATGGCGTCGTGGCCGTTCTCCAGGACCTCGTGGAGGTAGAAGTGGCCGCCCTCGTTGCGCAGCTCGATGCGCCGGGCCTCCTCGATGACGACGAAGCGGCCGGCGCGTGCCAGGGGGCTGGTGTTGCGGGGCTCAGCCAGCATCTCGGGCCTCCTGTTCGTGCAGGGCGGGCGCGGGCGGCAGATCCATCGGGATCACGTCGGTGATGCCGTTGACGATCAGCGTCTTGGCGCCTTGGTCAACCGTGAGGTCGAGGGCCCTGGCGAAGACACGGACCCAGGTGCCGCGCTTGAGCAGGCGTTGCTTGGCGCGGGCGGCGCGTTCGGCCGTGGCGTCGGTGCCCAGGTTCTGCGAAACGAAGTAGGGCAGGCCTCGCTCGGGGACCACCACCATGGACAGGCGGTAGACGGCCGGCCGGGTGTTGGGCACGGCTCCGACCATGGCCTGGTCGGCGAGCTTGCCCTCGATCTGGATGCGGTCCCGCTTCATGAGGCGCTCCGCACGAAGATGTAGCGGATCTGGCCGAACTGCTCGAGCACCAGGCTTTCGGCCTCTCGGCGGGTGGCGGCCTTCTGCTCGAACTGGTGGCGTGTGCCGTCGGTGTCGATGACGGTCACGGGGAATGCGTGCATGCGATCTCCTTTCGGTCGGTGGTGGTCAAAGGGGCCAGTGCCTGATGGCCAGGGCTGCGACGATGAACACGGCCGCGGCGCCCATGAGCACGCGGTCGGTGGTGGTCCACTTGGCGCCCTCGTCGGGAGGGCTGGTCGGGCGCTCGCGGTAGGCGATGGGCGCGGTGTCGAGCCAGCGGTTGCGCTCGCGCTGGCGCTGGGCGAGGTGGCCGGCGGCCTTGATGGGCGGGCGCATGCTGTCGGGCTTGCGCGCCTTGCGTGGCAGGACGCTGACGGCGCGGCTGTGCCAGGGGCAGCGGGGGCAGTACGCCCCGGCTGGGCTGGTGGCGGTGGCGGGCATCGGCAGCACGCTGGTCTTGCACCAGGGGCAGCTCGCCCCCTGCTGACCCTGAGCATGGGAGTGCGTCATGGGTGGTCTCCTTTGACTTTGGGGGGGGCAGGCCGCTTGAACAGCCAGCAGTGGACGGAGCCGGCTTGCTCCTGGCCTTCGACTTCTCGTGTGCGGATGGCTGAGCACACGGTCTTGATGTCCACGAAGGGCCGGCTGCGGCTGGTGCGCAGGACCTTCTTGAGGTCGGCCAGGTTGGGCACCTGCTGGCGGTGCTGGACGGCGCGCTCGATGAACTCGTTGAGGTTGACCGCGATCAGGGTCCCGTCGCGGCTGTGGTTCAGAACCGGGACCGGTACCTCGCGAGACCAGCCGCCGGGGCCTTGATGGCCCAGGCCCTCGATGTAGTCGAAGGCCTCCCAGAACTCCTGCACCAGGGGGTGGTCGGCGCTGATGGAGCGCTGGCGCTCGCCGGCCATGGCCACGATCTGCGCTTCGAGTGCTTTGCGCTGCTCGGCCGTGAGGTTGACCACCTTGGCCAGGGCGTCGGCCATGGCGAGCAGTTGGGCGTGGTTCTTGATGATCCGCACGCTCTTGAGTTCGGGGCGGTTCTGCAGGACCGTCTCGTGGATGGGGGTGCGCTCCTCGATGACCTTGAGCACCTGCCCCTCGGCCATGGCGGCCATCAGGAAAAAGCCGCTGACCTTCTCGACAGGCATGTTCTCGAGGCGGGCCGCCAGCTCACGGGTGCGGGGGGTTTGGCCGCTGCGGTCGAAGGTGAGGTGCACGATCCGCTGCTGGATGGCCTCGGAGGCCGCAACGGCGTTGTTCTGGCTGATGACGATGGCGCCCCTGAAGGGGGGCTCGTAGGTCTCGTTGCCGCCGGTGGCCACGCCGCGCGAGCGCACGCTGCGGCCGTTGTAGGCGGTCTTGAGTTCGTCCCAGTCGAACGACTTGACGTGGGTCTTGTCGGAGCTGGTGCGCTCGCGGTCGGACTCGATGAGCACGACGGGCAGGCCGCCAACCTGGGCGAAATTCCGGGCCCGGGCGGCGAGCGATGCCTTCGATGGGTCGAAGCCCTCGTAGTCGCGCCGGCCGACCAGCTTCCAGAGGAACTCGATCAGCGTGGACTTGCCGGCGCCGGCCTCGCCGACCACCTCGAGGAAGGGGAATGACTTCTGCGTGGCGCGGATCTGCTCGGCGAAGATGGACCCCAGCCAGAACGCCAGGCAGGCCAGGCCCTTGGGGCCGAAGCACTCCCAGATCAGGCCCACCCACTCCATGGTGTAGTCCTGCATCGTGGTGTTGATGGAGAAGCCGGTGGCGGGCTGCAGCGTCTTGATGGCCAGCTTGCCGATGGAGAAGTAGTCCTCCTCGTTGATCTCGTAGACCTTGCCGCCCTTGACAGCCACGTCACCGATCAGCCAGGCGCCGTGCTCGCGGGTGTAGCCCACGAAGTCGATGGTTTCGACGCGGCGCACGTCGAAGAGCTGGCGGCCCATGATGCGGTCGAGCATCTGGCTGCTGCCTTCGAACAAGGCTCCAGGCGCCAGGTGCAGCAGGCGCTTCTTGAACTCCGACGCCGAGGCGAGCTGGGATGCGGTGAAGGTGCCGCGCACCTCGGGCGTGTCGTGGGGGAACTCTACGCGGAAGTAGTACCAGGCCTCGTCGGTGACGGCGTTGCGCTGGTAGTAGAGCGCGGTGAAGTAGCAGCCCGCGATGGGTCGCAGGGTGTGTGAGCTGGCCAGTGCCTTGTCGCGGATCTCCTCGTCGGTGAGGCGGCCGTTGTTGCTCTCGGTCAGGTCGCGCGAGGCGCGGTCGTAGGCGTCGAGGTCGAGCTTGAACCAGTACAGCCGGCGCCCGAAAGTGAAGTCGAACTCGGCGCGCTGAGCGCCCCGGTGCTTGTAGATGAGCAGCGCCTTCTCGGCGGCGGTCTTGGCGACCAACAGGGCGCCGTGGTAGAGGTACTCCTGCAGATCGGATGGGCCCAGCTTGTCGCGCTGGTGCAGGTCGTTCCAGTCGACCTTGCGGCCCTTCTGGGGGATCTGGGCGGCGGTGGCGTCCCAGCCTTCCTCCTGAGCGCGCCTGACGTGCTTGATGGTGGCGCCAGAGCCGGCTTTGTCGCCGTCCAGGGCCCAGACCAGGCGGACGGTGGTGCCGCGCTCCTGCAGGGCCTTGCGCAGCTCGGCCAGCGCTTTTTCAGGGTAGACGCCGCTGGTCAACTGCGAGACGGCCGGCACGCCGTGGTGGCGCAGGGCGATGGCGTCGAAGATGCCCTCGGTGATCCACAGGTCGCCGGTGACCTCGGCGGGCACCAGGTCGGGCGGGCACCACCAGTGGCCAAGGTAAGACCAGCCGGGCATGAAGCGCGCCTTCATCTTGCCGAAGCGCTCCGGCTTGTCGATGAGGCGCTCCCAGTAGCCGTCGAGCACCGGGAAGCGCACGGTGGCCGTGCCGGCGCCGCGGCCGTTGTCGGCTTCACGGCTGAAGAAGCTCTCCTGCCGGTACCAGCCTTTGATTCGATCGAGGTCGAAGCCGCGGGCCAGCTCGAGGTAGTCGTCGGCGGCGGCGTTGGGGTTGGTGGCCAGGCGCGGCTTGGCCCGGGTGGACCAGTCGGTGAACAGGTCGGGGTAGAGGTCCTTGACGTGGCCTTCGAAGCCGCACTTGTTCAGTCGGCTGCAGCGCAACACCCAGGGGCTCTCGGCGTTGGTGAACAGCTCCTTCTTGCCGCAGGAGGGGCAGATGCCCTTCTGCAGGTACTTCCCATCGGGGCTTTTTTTGAAGTCGTACTCGTCGATGCAACGGAGCACGTCGGCCAGGAGTTCGGCTTTCACTTGCGCCGGGCCTCCAGTTCGGCCTGGACCTGGTCAGCCAGGTCAGCAGCGCGCACGAGCGCCTGGGCGAAGGCCCGGGCACCATCGGGCAGCATGCGCAGCTCCACGGAGCCCAGAGGGCCGTTGGCGACGGTGGCCGCCACGATGGGCTTGCTGTGCAGGGTCGGGTTGAACTGGCTGTGGGCGAGGATTTCCTGGCCGATGGGGAAGCCCTTGCTGTCGAGCGGTTCAACGCGGGTGCCGAAGGACTGCCAGTGGCGTCCTTGGCGGTCGAGGTGGCTGGTGGTGTGCGACATCGGGTTGCTGTCTGCTGTTGGGGTTGGGGGGGTCAGTACTTGGCGTCGGGCTCGTCGCCGACCGTGAACTGGAGTTCGATGCGGCCGTCCGACAGCACGACGTTCTCGTAGGGACCGACGCTGAAGGCGCGCGAGCGCCTGACCTCGGTGAAGCCCTGGGCCATGAAGGCGTCGACGAACTGCTGGGCCAACTTGGTGCCCAGCAGCGGGGGCGTGGGAACCAGAGGCGCGCCGGGCCTGCCGGTGACCTCATCGGCCAGGATCACCAGGCCGGCTTCCTTGAGCGGCTGCACGTAGGTGTCGAGCACTGCGAGCTGCTCCTTCATGGCGGCCAGCGCCTTCAGGCGAGCAGCGTGGCGCTCCAGCTCGAGGCGGATGGCCATGTCGTGCAGGCTTTCGCTTTGGGACGTGCTGGTCATGGCTGCCCTCACTTCGCTGCGCTGGCCATCTCTTCGCTCGGCTTGTCGAGCGTGAGGCGGATCTGCAGGTGGCCCTTGGCGATGACGATGTCGGTGTAGGACCGGTGCTCGTCGCGCTTGACCTCTTTGAAGCCGTGGCGCGTCAGGACCTCCAGCGTGGTTTTGACCTGGCGGCGATTGAAGTAGCCGTCCAGCACATGGAGCGGCTTCAGGCGGCCGAGAACCTTGATGTCGGCGGCGTGCAGCTTCACGCCAGCGGCTTCCAGCGCGGGGACGTAGGGCTGCAGGGCCTTGAGGCGCGCGGACATGGCCTTGATTTCGCGCAGGCGCCAGGCGTGGCGCTCGCCTTCCAGCCGGATGGCGGCCTGTTCGAGGGTCTCGTTGAGAGGGGGCTTCTTCATCGTTTTGGCTCCATAGGGGTGAGCGAATCCCGCAGGGCCTCTGGAAAGGCCTTGCTGGGGCGTTGTTGGGTTGGGTCAGGCGCTGGTGTCAGCGCGCCGTGATGGCGGCTTCAGGGGCCGCTGGGCGTGCCTGCGAGGCAGTCGAACAGGTTGGTCTGCCGCTGGGCCTCGGTGAGGGTGACGAGTTCGCCCTCGGGCGGCAGGCGGGCCACGCCCATGTGCTCGATGGCTTCGAGCAGCTGGCGGCGTTCGACCACCGGGGAGAGTGGCACGTTGACTCGCGGGTTGAGGAAGGCCGGCACGCGCAGGTAGCGCGACACCTCACCGGTGAACACGAAGCGGGCACCGCAGGACTCGGCCTGGCAGTCGTAGCCGATCTCGGTGGTGACTTCCGTGAGCTGGCGGACCTTGAAGGCCTTGCTGGGGGCGCCGCAGTTCGGGCACTTGATGTGCAGACGGAACGCGGTGGGCTTGGGCAGATGGGCGTGTTGGCTCACGTCATGCTCCCTTGCTTGTTGGGAACGACGTAGAGCGCGCGGCCTCGGCCGTTGCTTTGGCGGGCAGTGCGGCGCAGCGCCTGCTTGGCGAGCAGCTCGGCAGCCTGATCGATGGTTTCCAGGCCGTAGCGGACACGGACCCTTTCCAGCAGCACAACATCTTCATCGGTCAGCGTCAGTTTCTGATCGGGCATTGATCTGATCTTTTTGCGCTCGTTGCCGGGTTCGTTCAGGCGCGGGCCTGTTCGACACTGCCCGTGACGCCCAGGACCTGCTGGGCTTCGCGGATGACAAGGGAGCGCAGGAGCACGCTGAGCTGCTCGCCCTGGTAGTTGGCCAGGGCGCGGAGCAGGTCGTGCTCGTACTGATCGAAGCAGACAGAAACCTTGTGGACGCGGACACGCTGCGGGTCGGGGTACATGGCGGTGATTCCCTGGGTCGTTTTGGTCTGGGTCAGTTGCTGGTGCCGTAGGCCTTGAGGCCTTGCAGGACCAGCAGACGCGTCATGTTCGACAGGCAGCGGTGCTCCTTCGCAGCGATCTCTTGGATCTGCTGGCGCTCGTCTGGCAGGAAGCGCACGGCGACGGGCTTGTCGTTGACCGTTCCTTTCGGAGAGCGCTGCTTGTGCTCAGGAGGGGTGCCCTTGGATTTCGTCGGCATGGTCGCGGTTAGGATTGAGGAACAGAAAATTGCACAGTGAACGCACAATAGCACGGAAATCCGTGCATGACAACACATGAGCACGGAAATCCGTTCGTCCATCGCGGCGCGTCTTAGGGAAGAGCGACATCGCCTGCAGCTCTCGCAGCAGCAGCTCGCCGACGTTGGGGGGGTAAAGCTCAGAACCCTGCAGGACTGGGAGCGCTCGCTGTCGCCTGTTCAGACTGAGTTCCTTGCAGCAACTAGGCCTCATGGCATGGACGTGCTGTACGTCGTCACTGGCGAGCGAGTTGATGTAGTTGTGACGCCTGACGCGCTTGGGCCCGATGAAGTCGAGCTTCTCCGGTCCTACAACGGGCTGACTGGGAAGGCGAAAACAACGATCAGAGACCTGGTGGGGATGCTCACAGGCAAGTAGCCATTCGTTTTACGGGAGGAGTGAGGTGACAACACAAGCACAACAAGTCATCCAGGCTCATCAGACGAGGAAGTCGGTCGAAATGCTCTTGGGCATGGTGACCGGGTTCATCGCTGACGGGCAGTTGCATGACCTTGAGATCAAGCTGCTGGCAACCTGGCTGGCGGAGAACAAGGCTGTCGCACTTGAGTGGCCCGGCTCGTTGATCGCCAGGAAGGTCAACGAAATCATGGCGGACGGCAGGATCTCAGAGACAGAGCGTGCGCACCTGCTCGAGGTGCTGCAGGAACTCGCAGTGAATGACTTTGCCAACACGGGCTCGGCTTCCGCCGAGGTGCTTGGCCTGCCCATCAATGACGCCGTGACGGTCGAGATGGCGAACGCCGGGGTGTGCCACACCGGGACATTTCTGTACGGCACCAGGGCGGCCTGCGAGCGGCTGACCCTGTCGATGGGCGGCATGCCCGTGGACGCAATCTCGCGGAAGACGGACATCCTGGTTGTGGGCACTCGGGTGTCCCCTGGATGGATCAACACCTCGTTCGGGCGAAAGCTGCAGCGCGCAGTCGAGCTCCAAGAGCAAGGCCACGGCATCGAGATCATCTCGGAGCGGCGTTGGCTCATGATCGCTGGACTTTGATTTTCTATAAAACCACAGGTTGGATATGGCTAGAGAAACTAAGCTGAAAATCTTCGCTGTCAACGTCGCAATGCACGCGCCGCATAGGCCTGAGCGATATGTGGATTTAATGAAGGCTGTTTACAGGGCTAAGCGCGTTGTTGCCTCACGCGGCGTCAACGGTCTACTGGTTGGGGAATTGTCCGCGTTTGATAAGGACGATTGGACAAAGGGGATGATTGGTGAGATTTATAGATTTGTTCGCATCGACCCAAATGATCCCTGGTTCAATCTTGAAAACAAAGAGCAGGCTGATGCAGATGATCTGCGTGATTTGAGTATTCCAGAGCACCTTAAGCCCCAGCTTGTTCGGTTTCCCTTCGTGTTTTTCCCCAAGGGTCATAGAATGTATATTGTCTCTCAGTTCCAGGGGCAGGCTTTAGGCCCGGCTACCGCTGAGAAATTTTTGTCTGATATTTTTTCGTTTCCTGAGATAGTCAAGAATTGGGAGGTTGAGGTTAATGTTGAGCCCGACCGAGATGGCGTTGAGTCAATCCTTGAAATGCACGAGCTGCATAACTTGCACATCGAGATTTTTAGGCCCAATGCTGACGATCACCACGACGAAGAGCGTGAATTGCTTGAGCGAATGGAAGAGCAGGGAGCAAAGAAGCTCGTGTTTGATCTAGCGTCGGGGCGCACTGGTGAACTGAAGCCCAACAAGCAGACGAAGACGCTGGCTCACATTGGGGCATCCAACGGCAAGGTCATTGGATCTGGCCGCGATGAACACGATGCACCTCAGGTACTATCCACCAAAGACATTCCGTGGATTCAGCCGGTCTTTTATAACTCTCGCTTGCAAACGATGTATGAAGCTTTGCGGCAGGGGGCGGCTGAAATGCACAAAAAGATAATGGGTCGATGAAATGTACAAAGGCGTCTTTTCAATTTTCTCTAGGTACTGGGGTGCCTATGGCGGATGGCGGGCGCTTTTTAGTTCACCTTATTTGCATGTCTCCGCTCTTCTGTTGCTTCCTACTGCGCCTTACTGGCTGTATAGGACGTGGTTTGACCAAGTGATATCAGTTGTTCCCAGTTTATTGGGTTTTTCGCTTGGTGGTTTTGCAATGTTTTTGAGCTTTGGTGATGAAAAGTTCAAAGCAATGATAGCGAGTAAGGGTGTTAAGGCCTCTGTTTCGATGTATATGAGCATCTGCTCATTGTTTGTTCATTTTATTTTTATTCAGGTTCTTGCTCTTGTTTTTGCGGTGGTGTTTAAATCGCTCGCGTTCGATTTGCCCGCAAAGTATTGCTTTGCGAACCATTTGGTTTGGGGCGGCTATGCATTTTCGATGGTCGCGTATTTGTTGTTCTTGTATTCAATCGCATCGATGGTTTCGGCGACGATGGCAGTTTTTAGGCTGACATCACTGTACGCCGTATACCAAGAGAAAATGGTTAATCAGGCTCAGCAGCCTGGTCAGAATCCATCTAGCACTGTGCCTTGACGCTTTTTTGCGACCTCAGTTGAGGTCTCCATCATCCGTTGTCGCGCCTTCTGAGCGGTCGGTCCCGGCCACTTCAAGCGTGGCCTGCGTGGTGAGGCCACCGTCGCCGAGCTGGTGCCGGACCTTGACCGTGAGCCAGTCGATGTCTGAGATCGGGGACTTCCATCCGCGCAGGCGCACCGGGGTCTGTGGGCCCAGCGCAGGCAGGCCCTCGGCCAGGGTGAAGTCGAAGGTGGCGGCGCCGCGCTGGATGCGGCGCCACTCGGCCAGGGCTGCGTCCCGGGCGTCTGCCTCGTTGGCGTAGGACTCGCGCAGGCGCTTGGCGTTGCCGCTTTTGCCCACGAGCACGCTGCGGCGCTTGGCCCTCTTGGGGTCGTGCCAGTAGGCCCGCACGCCGCTGTAGGCGTGGCGGTCGGCGCTGGCGTAGCGGTGCTGGTCTCCATCGGCCCGGGTGATGGTCATGGGTGGGATGGGCTTGCCGGTGCTGGTGGTGGTGCCCATGATGGGCAGGAACAGCAAGGTGCCGGCCTTGATGGTGGCCACCGCGTCGTGAAGCTTGCCCAGCCGGGTCAGGAAGGCCACGTCGCTCTCGGTCTGATCGATGTGGGCGACGGACTTGGCAGCGAGCTTGGCGTCGATGCGGGGCTTGAGCTTGTTGCGACCGGCGATCTGCCGAACGATGTTGCCCAGGGTGGTGTTGTGGTAGCTGTGCTCGACGCGGTTCTTGATGCCGCTGGCCAGGTCGGCGCTGCGGGCGCGCACGGTGATGGAGTCGGGCGCGCCGCGGTGCTCCACCTCGTCTACCTTGAACAGGCCCTTGTCCACCAGCGGCTCGCCCACCCAGCCGATGGCGACGGCCAGCAAGGCGCCCTTGGATGGCATCGCGAGCTGGCCGTCGTGGTCGGACAGCGTGAGGTCGAGCTGGTCAGCCTGGTTGCCCCGGCACTCTTCGATGTTGAGGTCGATCAGGCGGGGGTCGATCTTGTGGGTGATGTCCTTGCCTTCCCAGGTGATGCGGTAGGCGGGCACTCGCTGGGTGGGCTTCATTCGGCCTCACGCTGGATGGTGTCGGTGCGGTTGTCGTCGACGCGGGTGAGGCTGATCTGGAACTCCACGCGCCGCGGCACGCCGTTGGCCAGGAACAGGGTGTTGGTGGTGTTGAGCCCTTCGATGACCCACTGGCCGTAGACGTAGCCGGCGCCATCGACGAGGGGCCAGGCCTTGCCGGTGTCGGCCATGGTGCGGATCTCGTCGAGTGAGGCGGTGCCGTTGGAGAACTCCATGGCCACCATGCCGGCGAGCGTGATGGTGTCGTCGCCGGGGCCGAGGAACTGGCGTGCTGGCCTGGCGCCGACGCGGCTGTTGGCGGCGTGGCGCCAGGAGGTCTGGCGCTGCAGGTCCTGGTAGGCGAGGGTGGTGAGGCTGAAGACGAACTGCCCGAGGGACATCATCATGGTGGTGGGCTCCGTCAGTGGTCGACGTCTGCCAGCGACGAGCGCGAGCGGGCTTTGGCCGCGGCTTCGCGCCGGTCCAGCTCGGCGGCGACGAAGCGGGCCAAGGCGCGCTCGTCCATGCCGGGCAGGGCGTGGATGTTGATCTCGTACCGGCCGCCGCCTGCAGGGCCCGCAGGGGCCGCGTTGGCGCCCAGGGGCGCGGCGGTGATGGCCGCGGTGGCCAGACCCAGGGTGGCCGACCTGATGCGGCTGTTGCCGCCGGCGATGCCAAGGGCGGCGCCCTCGGCAATGTTGGCGCCTGCCTCGATGAAGACCCGGCTCGGGCTGCGGATGCCCAGCTTTTCCTTGAACCAGGCGGCGACGTTGTCGGCCACGCCCACCACCGAGCTCTTGAGCCAGGCCAGCGAGCCGGTGATGCCGTTGACTAGGCCGGAGACCATGTCGCTGCCCCACTTGTAGGCCCGGCTGCCCAGCTTGGAGATGGGTTCCCAGTAGGTGTAGACCAGCGCGGCCGCCAGGGCGATGCCGGTGAGCACCAGGCCGATGGGGGTGGTGAGCATCAGCCGGCCGATCCAGAGCAGGCCGGTGGCCATGCCGCGCAACACGGTGGCTACGGTGCTGAGCGTGCTGGCCAGGGTGATGCCCTTGACGCCCAACAGCCCCATGCCGAAGCGCATGAGGAACATGGGGCCGAGGATGGACGCCGTGGCGATGGCCAGGCCACCCAGCACGGCAAACAGCGCGCTGACGCCCAGGACCACCTTCATGATGCCGGCGACCAGGTCGGGGTTCTTTTGCACCCATGCCGAGAACTGTTCCAGCAGCGGGTTGATGGCCTTCAGCAGGGATACCAGGGTCGGCTTCAGCGTGTCGCCGATCGATGAACTCAGGTTGAACAACCGGTTCATGAACATCTGCTTCTGTGCCGACCAGGTGCGATTGCGCGCATCGGCCTCACGTTGCATCGAGCCATTGCCGCCTGTGCCGTTGACGAGGGCCAACTGCCTGCGCAGCTCTTCTGCCTTGTCCGCTAGCTTGGCCAGGGTGTCGGAGTGCTCCAGCCCCACAAGCTCGGTCATGACGCCGAGTTGCTTGCTCTTGGGCAGCTTCTGGATGGCCTCGATGACCTGCAGCAGGGTGCCGGTGGCGTCCTTGGACATGCCGCTTTCCAGCGACTCGGCGCTGATGCCGATCTCGTCGAGCGCCGACCGGAATTTCTTGGTTCCCTTGGTGGCCGCGGCGAACTTGGTCAGGATGGCGTTGGTGGCCGTGCCGGCGGTCTCGGTGCGCTCACCCAGGGTCAGCAGGGTGGAGCCGAGAGCAGCTGCCTCCCTGGCCGACATGCCCACCGTGGAGGCGGTGCCGGAGGTGCGGTTCAGGAAGTCGATGATGTCCGCGCCTTTGCTGATCGCGTTGTCATCGAGGTAGTTGATGGCATCAGCCAGACCGGTGATCTGGGTGATGGGCATTTTGAAGTTCTTGGCCACCTTGCCCATGGAC